CAACACAGCAAACGGAGCATCACATGACTAAATCAACTTACACACTTAAAGCAACTAACCCACAAGGCCGTACTATGGCTCTTACATTCACTAACGTAGCGATAATGTTAGAAGCTGAATGGGAAGCTATCAAGATGGGATACACTGTGAAGTCTGACTTTGAAGATAAAATTATGGCTACTGAAGCTGAAGCATTTAGTCAGCTAGCTCAGTTCATTAACGTATAATCTAATAACGGGGCGAAAGCCCCAAGGAGCATCACATGACTACTTGGTACATCATTTCACAAACACGTTACAGCGAAAACACTCCAGAGTACGGGCATGGAGAATGGCCTACAATTACAGACAAGGTTACTTTACGAGTTAAAGCAGACACTAAGCGTAAAGCTCAGAACCTTGCTAAGAAGATTAGCCCTAATAAGTATATTTTTAGCGGTATACTTGCTAACAAAGTATTGACCACTTCAGAAGTGCAAGACAGACCATGGATTGATCTTAATGGTCTAACACTTTAATACAATAACAGGGCTTTGGCCCCATAGGAGCATACTATGAATCTTTCAACACTAACGCACGTAGAAATTGATGGCATTTCAATGGCTGATTACCCAGACTTTGTAGACGCTTACATTGTGTACGCTGAAGACGGTAACGGTAACGAGCTAACGGAAGACCAGTTGATTGCGATTGGTGATAATCATCCAGACTTTGTACAGGAGATGGCACATTAACAAATCCCATTTTAAAGAGCGTTTACTGCCAAGCAAGTTAGTTGATAAAATCGACAAACGAGACAATGCCACAAGGATAGTTAGTTGCCTAGGTGTGGTAATTGGCATAGTATGCTGGTTATGGTTCATTGACGGAATACTTGGATGACTAACGAACATTACCGCAGGACGCTCTATTCACCTGAAGAGGCTAAAAAGGTTCTGCGTAAGAATGATGAAATGATGGATGCCAAAGCGCGTAAGATAACAGAGGCTCGTACTGGGGTTAACGACATAAAGACAGCCAACGCTCTAGGCATGACAATGGAAGAGTATAGAGAAATGATCGGTTAACGTGTTATAATAAACCATTAAGTTACGTCCACCCCATAGCGGAGACAATCATGGCAAGACCCACGAAGTACACACCTGAATTATTAGCACAGGCACAGAATTACCTAGACGATGACACTGAAGCATTCCACAGTCATATAGGGCTAGCGTATCTATTAGGAATCTCTAATTCAACCTTCTATGAGTGGATTACACACGAAGATAAAGTAGAGTTTTCGGACATCGCTAGTAAGGTATTGCAAAGGCAGTACATAACGCTTGTTACTAACGGGTTAAATAACACCGCTAACTCAGGTATCACTAAGCTAATGCTAGGTAAGCATGGCCTAAGCGACAAGGTAGATAATACAAGTTCAGATGGCTCAATGTCTGCGCCTACAGTAATACAGTTAGTGGCTAAAGAATTTGGTGGACTGTAGTGTCTAAAGTAGACATAGAGCTACCACCTAAGCTAGTACCCATCTTTGAAGGTCAGGCAAGATACCGAGCTGCCTATGGCGGTAGAGGTGGGGCTAAGTCACGCGCCTTTGCCATGATGACTGCAGTATGGGGTTACAAGTTTGGTAGGAGTGGACGCACAGGTCAGATCCTATGCTTACGCCAGTACATGAACAGCCTAAGTGAAAGCTCATTCGCAGAGATTAAAAGCGCCATCCAAGCAGTGCCATTCCTTGACGATTACTACGAGTGTGGCGACCATTACATCCGCAGCAAGGATGGACGGATAAACTACAGCTTTGCAGGCTTAACACGTAACATAGACAGCATTAAGTCAAAGGCCCGTATCATACTGGCATTCATTGACGAGGCTGAGACTGTGAGTGAAGAAGCCTACATGAAGCTACTACCATCGATACGTGAAGAGAATTCAGAGTGCTGGGTAATATGGAATCCACAGTCTAAAGACTCAGCCACTCACAAGCGGTTCCGCATCAACAAGCCTGACGGCTGTAAGATAACCGCCATAAACTGGCAAGACAATCCGTGGATGCCACAGGTACTCACCAACCAGCGCATAGAAGACCTAGACCTACGACCTGACACCTATGGTCATGTATGGGATGGTGACTTCTTGGAGTTTCCAGAGGGAGCATTCTGGCTACGTGAGATTAACACTGCACAGGCTGATGGCAGGGTAATGAAACAGCCAGTGGTGGAGTCACATCCAGTACACTGCTTTTTTGACATCGGATCTAGTGACGGTACTGCGATATGGGTAGTACAGATCATTGGTAACGAGCATCGT